TTAAAAAGCCCGACGTGACAACCCCTACCTTCGGGGCGTTGGCCGGGCTGAGGGTATCGGGGACGAGATCGAGACAGACGAATTTATGGCTAAGTACCAGAAGCGCTACTTCTTCAACGACGCCATCCCGCCCATGGTCGGCATGATGCCGGGAGCAGACGAACCAACAATCAACCGCACAGAGGAAATGTGGCAGCAAAAGTATGGAGGAGTCCACAACAAACATAAAGTTGCCTGGCTGAACTGGGATGCAAAAATTCAGCTATTAAAAGAGACTACGAAGGACATGGACTTTATTGAGTCCCGTAAATATCTGCGTGATGCATCGAATCAGCATTTTAATATCCCACCGGAGCTGTTCGGCATCTTGGAGAACTCGAACCGGTCAACGATTGACGCGGCATATTACCTCTACACCAAGAACGTACTACGGAAAGAACTTAAATTCATCGACGATACGCTCAACCGCCAACTTGTGCCCGAGTTCGTCAGTGGCACTTATCTGGAGCATGACAATGTGGTCCCGGAGGATGAAGAGTTCAAACTCAAAAAAGCCTCTGAGGGCCTGAAAAACGGCGGTATCAGCGTGGATGAATGGCGCAGGGCGAATGGCTGGGAAGAATTTCCGGACAAGAAAGGTGAGGTAATTTATGTCCCGCTCAACATGATACCCGTTTCCCTAATCGGCGAGCCGCTCTTAATAAACGTACCGCCGGAGCCACCAGAAGAGCCGCCGCCGGAGCCGCCGCCTGCTAAAAGTAAAGCACTGACACCTGAGCACAAAGAGCGCATGTGGCACGTCATGGACAAGGCCGCCGTGAAAAACGAGCGGTCTTTTGTGTCCGCGCTCAAACGGTATTTCCAGCGCCAGCAAGACGCCGTAAGCACCAAGCTGTCCAAGAGCATCAAGACCGCGACCGATGACCCCGACGAACTAATCAGCTGGGTGGCAGAGGATGGCGCTTTACTGGCCACCCTGTCGCCGCTGTGGGCTGTGTCGCTCAAAGAGGGTTACGAGGTGGCAAATGAAACCTACGGCCTGGGTATCAGCTTCGATGTGATGAACCCGCGTTTCCTGGACTGGGTGAACGAATATGGCCTCGATCGCGCCAAGGGCATCAATGAAACCACGAAAGAGGCACTGGCCAAGACGCTCTCTGAGGGCATAGAGGCAGGAGAATCTATCCCGAAGCTACGCGATCGGGTTGCCGCCACCTACTCCGACGCGAAGGGCTTCAGGGCTACGAAAATAGCCCGCACCGAAACGCATAACACCGTAGCAGCAGGCACCTTCGAGACTTACGGCGCGGCAAAGTTAAAGGAGAAGGAATGGTTGACTACCGTGGACGGTCGTGAGCGTGACGCGCACAGGGCCATTAACGGCCAGAAGCGCAAAATGAATGAAGCATTTAGTAATGGCCTGATGTTCCCGGGTGACCCAAGCGGTCCCGCTGCTCAGGTCGTGAACTGCAGATGTGCATTATTGCCCGTAATCCCAGATTAAGGAGGTTTTGATATGCCGATCAGTTTAACTAAGACCTATTTAAAAGGCGAGTACCAATCCGAGCTAGAGGCCTCAATAAATTCCAGCCTATCAACACTCAGTGCAAGCGTGACCACGCTGAGCGGCAACGTAACGTCTCTAAATGATTTCATTGCCGTGTCAGCGGTGGATACAGCCGTATTTACGCTGGATCTGACCACGTACCGGAATTTTACCGTAACCTGCACCGAGACAGCAGGCAAGACGCTGAAAATAGCCAACGCGCCGACCGCCTCAGATACCATGCTAAATGTGAACGTTAAACTGACATTCAGCGCAACGGCAACAGTGACCTACACCGGGACAATAACCTGGAGCGTGGGGACAGCGGCAGTCACCGCCGCGCCGGACCCATCGGCAGCAGGGACGTTTTTGTTAAATCTGAAAAGCTTCGATGCTGGCGCTAACTGGTTGGCGACCTATCAAGGCCTATATTAAGGAGGATGATTATGCTACTGGATAAAATTGACATGTTAAAGCACGAACTGGCGCAAAAAGAAATGGCTATCATCGTGGGCGTATTCCGTCAGGCACTTTTGAGGCACTTTGAGGTAGTTACCCTAAACGCTCAACGCCTGATCAATTCTAGGTGGGGGGATGATATTGGTTAAGGAAATCAAGTTAACACAGGGGAAGGTGTCGCTTGTTGATGATGAGGACTATGAACGTCTTAGCCAATATAGCTGGCAAGCCTGTAAAGGTAAAAACGATAATACATTTTATGCCAAAAGAAGAATTAATGTGTTCGGAAAAGCAACGGTTATTCCTATGCAGGTCGAGATATTGGGAAGAAAGTTATTTTGCGTAGTTGACCACATAGACGGAAACGGACTCAATAATCAGAGATCCAACTTAAGGTATGCAACCAAAAGACAAAACTCCCAAAATAGACACGAAAATAAAACATCAAAATATCCCGGCGTATCATGGCATAAACGAAATAATAAATGGCGGTCCGACATTAGGATAAACGGGAAAAAAATAACGTTGGGATATTTTGACGACGAACATGCGGCGTTTATGTCATATAAAAATGCCGTATATTGTTATACGCAACAAGAAGTAATAAGTCTTGAAAGGTGGGCTGACAATGGCTAATGATCAGTTTTGGAATCAGCGTGGTGATAAAGACCTAGGCGCGGGCAACATCGTACTGCCGAAAGGGGCGCCTGTAACCGTCATTACGGCTACCATAACGGCCCACCCTTACAGGTGACACGACATACACATCCGCAGAAACCGTAATAACCGGGTTTAACTCGGTGCTGGCTGAGATGGCCACCGTATCCGGCGGGCGCACGGCGACATTGCACGTGTCCGGCGCAATGTCCTCTGGCGGCACGATGGTTAGCATCATCGACAAGACCACCTCGGCGCAGATGACCGCCGCGTATACGGCTAATAAAACGGTGCAGTTTACCGGCTTACCTGATTATGTGGGCTTTTCCGCGACACTAAGCGCGGGCATGACGGCGGGCGTGTCGGTGACGTTTAAGATTCTGCCAATTAATTTGTAAAATCATGTTACATTAAATTTTTTGTGATTTAAAACAAGGCACAGGGAGTCATGACCCTGTTAAAACGGTTTTCCTGAACCGGCCTTGTTTTTTCTATTGCCAGGATAATACAACAGGAGGTATTGAGAGTGGGACATAAAAATACGAGTAAATATGATTATGATTTTGCCAAAAAGGTATTCAGAGATAAGGGTTATAAACTGTTAGAAACAGAATACAAAAACACGCGCACTAAAATGAGATATCGGTGTCCTAGCCATCCAGATAAAGAATTATATTCTACGCTAGATAATATAATGCAAGTGCATGGATGTATATATTGTGCGAAAAGAGCGACGTATTCCTACGATGAGGTAAAACAAATATTTAATTCTCGGGGATATGAATTAATAGACAAAAAATATAAAAATGCGCAAACGCCAATGAGATATAGATGCCCCGCTCATCCCGCCAAAAATACAAAAATAAGCGTTAGTAATTTATTGCAAGGGCATGGATGTAAATATTGTGTATCAAAGTATACCTATGAGGAAGTAAAGAATATCTTTAAATCCAGGGGATACGACCTGGTGACTACTGAATATATAAATGCTTATACGCCCCTTAAATACCTTTGCCTTAAACACCCCGATGAAGAGCAGGAAATTCGCCTTAGTTCGTTATCGCAGGGATTTGGGTGTCAATATTGTTCTGGGAACAAAAAATATAAACTCGAAGATGTTAAGAACAAATTCATGGAATGCGGATATGAATTATTAGAGACAGAATATAAAAATAACCATACTTCCATGAAATACAAATGCCCATATCATCCCAACGATATACAAAGCATAACTCTAGCCACTCTTTTAAGGGGTTCGGGATGTTTTAAATGCGGCAAGAAGAACATGGCAACCAAGAATAGAACCCCTTTCGAGAAGATCAAAGAAGAATTTACAAAAAGGGGATATGAGCTATTAGAAGATAAATATATTAATCGAAAGACGCCTATGAGATATAGATGTCCAAAGCATTCAGACCAGGAAACAAAGATCACATACGGCAGTTTTATACTTGGCTATGGTTGTCCTTATTGTAGTGGCAATGCGAAGTACACCATTGAGGAGGCAAGAAGAATATTTGCGGAATATGGTTTTGAGTTATTAGAGGAAAAATATATAAACAATAAGCACAAAATGAGATACCGGTGCACAAAACATCCAGATTACTGTAAAAAAAGAGGATTAACATTAATCAGAATCCCGCATTACGAAATAGCGAATGTCGAGCAAATATTAACCAATAAACTGAAAGCGCCATCAGGTGCTTTTTTGTTTACTAAAAAGGAGGTAGAACTATGTCAGTCATATTAAAATCTCTCCCTATGGAGGCAAAGCAAGGTCCAAATGGAAACTTAATATTTAAAATCAGTACCAATTTACAAGACCGGGATGAAGACATTCTGGAACCGCAAGGGGTAAGATTGGAAAATTACAGAAGGAATAGCGTGGTACTTTTTGCACACGATTATTCCAGTCTGCCGGTGGGGAAGTCGCTTTGGGAAAAGGTCTATCCAGATTGTATAGAGTCAGAGGTAGAATTTGCCCCTACCGCTTTCGCTCAGGACTGTAAAAAACTTTGTGAGGGAGGCTTTCTTAATGCCGCCAGCGTTGGATTTGTCGGGCATAAATACGAACCAATTGAGGGCAGTAGATATGGTAAGCGCTACACTGAATGGGAATTGCTTGAATGGAGCATCGTGCCCGTGCCTTCAAATGCGGCAAGCCTGATACAGGGCGCAAAGGAAAAGGGCCTTAATCTTGATGCCATAGAAAAGGAGTTGGTTAACATGTCTAAAAATACTGAGGACAAGGGAGTAATCCCCTACAAAAAATATCCTACCGAACCGGAATCAACGGCATGGAACGGCCCCGCCGAAATTGCGGCCGCAGAAGTGGACGACCTGAAAATTATGTGCGCCTGGTACGACGCCGAAAACGCCGACGCGAAACAGGCATACAAACTGCCGCACCACACCCAGGCAGACAAAACAACCGTATGGCGCGGCGTGTCTGCCGCCATGGGTGCGCTCCTGGGCGCGCGGGGCGGGGTTGACATCCCCGAGGGCGACAGGAAAGGCGCTTACTCACACCTCGCGAAGCATTACAAGGACTTCGACAAGGAGGCTCCGGAATTTAAGGAATATGCCGCAGTTGAGTTAAAGGCAATATTTGAAGTTACAACCAAAACACCTGATACCGAGGGTAATCCATCGACCTATGACATTGAGCGCGAAATACAGAATGCCATCAATCCGAACTATATCATGCCCGGCGTGTGGGTTGCCGACCTGTACCCTATTAATTACCCCAGCGGCAAAGCTGTTATTTGCAGGCAAAATAAATTCTACTTGCACGGCTACACATACGAAAAGGTAAACGATACAGTTAAATTAACGCTCGACGAGGGGCTTGAGGTGGAGATAGGCTACAACGAAAAGGCCTATCGTGAGCGCATAGACCAAAAATCCGGCGCGACCCTCTCGGCCAAGAACCGGGAACTGCTGAACACGGTCCATGACAGCCTTGATAAATGCCGCCAGGACCTGAAAGGCTTCCTTGACGGCTCAATGCCCATGGTACCGCCAGA